ACACCCTTACCGAACACTGTCTCCTTCGCCTTGACGATGGTATCAGCGCGAGCGCGGAAGTCGTTCTGGTTAGTGCACTCGGCTTTCATGGCTTCGCTGACGTTCTTTAGGGCTGCTTTGTTAAGCCATTCCATTTGTTTGACGCGTTCGTCGACGGCTTCCTCTACGGCGCTCACGATGCGCTCATCATGGGCTTGTAGTGCTTGCTTATATTGGATTCCATCGCTCACGATGCTGCTCACGTCATGCTCTACTCCTTTGGTCAGCTTGGCTACAACTCCATTGCTTACTTTGTGTTTTTCAGCAATCTGCCGTTGGCTCATTTGCCCAAGACGCCAATCAGTAATTATGCGAGCAACCTTTTCTGGATCAAGAGGCTTCGCTGCCATTTAGCACCTCTTCTATATTATCCATCGCCTCATCAATCGCGGCCAGCGTGCGCACCGCCTGCTCAAACATGCTTTTGTAATCTGTCATTCCAGTTCTCCAGTCAAGGGCATAACTCGGCGTTATGCAACTCAGTTGCCGTCCTGCCAGCGCCGACTTCTTGCAGCGTTTCTACGGCGCGTTTCAGCATCAGCAGAGTGCAGTTGTCGCCGTCGGCTAAATGGCCGTTCTCATCAAGAGTCCGCCGCGCTGCCGCCATCAGGTAGTCGCGCTGTTTTCGCAGGCTCGCAGCGTTGTCTTTCAGCCGCTCTATCTCGTTATCGGCAACAACGCACACTCTCACCGCCCATCGCACAAGTTCTTCAGCGTCTGCGAATCTGGCAAATTCGGTGCCGTCCTCTTTCGATAAAACAATTTCCATGCTCAACCCCCGTTGCATAACCCGTCAGTCGAGCCGACCTGCGCCAAAAGCGGCGCAGATCGGCTCACTTCTGCGTTCGACCCCTCTAATTCTGGCGGTGTTCTCCAGCAATCTAGGCAGAGAGGACCATATCCAGATTCGTTATAAATTGCATCTTCTTCGCATCGTTCTGTAGGTTGTTCGCAGTCAATGCAAAGTTGTCGCGTTCCGGGATATTCTCTAGCATTTATTGAGTTATGTTCCGCTTGCGTTCTTGCTATCATGTCTCTCTCCGATTAAAGCAGGGGTCGAACCCTATGGTCAACACCGCTTCACTTCGTTCCGCCTCGCTCCACGGGACCTTCGCCTGCGGCTCAGCCCCTTAGCTCTACGTTGGGGGTCACCATCTCTTGAACGGTATCGGTGCATCCCCGCCCCTTGCTATCTTGACCGCTTCGGCCAATCCGCCCTTCGGCTTCTCTGGTGGCCGGAGCCATCCGCCGTTGATTCTGTCGGCCAGTTCTTGCGCCTCCGCTTCGGTCATTCCGGGGTAACGCAGGTGGTATTCCTCGCGCCCGGTGTGTGTGCATTTGCAAACGTGAATGCTCATGTTTCGCTACCTCCAAAAGTCGGCGCTGGTGGTACGGCGGGTTCTTCGTCGTAAATCGGCTTCCCGCAACTATCGCACTGGTTCCAGTCCGTTTCCTCAATTCCGTGGCCGGTGATCCATGATGCCTTTTTACCACCTGCCAATTCTGTATTTTCCATGATATTTCCCTCAATTATTTTTTGGTTTTTATGTTAAACAATTCCCATAGTGCTGGGTGCATTCTTCTTTCCCCTGCCTCCCACCCCTGCCAACCGCGTAGGGTGCAATAGATTACCCTTGCTGCTGCGGTTTGAGTTATTCCTAGCGCCTTTCTAGCCGCTCTGACTTCTTCTGGTGTCGGGTTTGATGCTGGGCATTTTTGCCCTCGGTTTGGATGGTTTGCCATTTTATTTAACCATTATTTTTGGAAAGTTTCTAACATATTCTCCACCCGCTCGAAGGTCAGGATGCAGCCTTCTATCGTCACCGCTTACGTGATGCCAATCCCCTGTAATAAATGCGATTGCGTTAATTCTCACTTCAACCGACTGCCTATATCTAACAGCCTGGCACGAAGCTAAACGATGAGTCGCTAAACATTTCTTGGTCATTCCGTCCCAATGTAATTTCTACTGGTGACATAAGCTCTAATCCAAACTTTGCCAATAGCTCAGATATTTCCGTGTTTAATTTTNNAATGTCCATTTTATTTATTCCCCTCTATCCATGACTACGCGATCTGGGAATCTATAGTCATAATCGTCAAGCTGATAATCGTTTTCGCCTTTTAGTCCACAAAATATCCAGTAGACGGTGCACTCGTTGCCATCTTTGTCAATGGCTGGAGCAGACATTTCAAAATCGTATTCATCGCCGTTTGAAACGTCGCTATAGTTTCTGTAGCCTCCATTAAGCAAACGGTTTGTGTAGTCTGCTTGCCCTGTGAGTGCGTATTCACAGCCTTTGAAATTGACCGTTCCAAATTCCTTTGCTGAGGTTTGATAGTTACTCATCTATCTTTCCGGTGAATTTATCAATCATCAGGCTTGCGCGAATTTCAGGGTGACATGAATCAATCTCGCGTTGCATGGCACGTTCTGCGGTGCGGTCTGCTAACTCGTCACCAATAATAAAACTAGATTCCCCGCTATTTCCGAGTTTAGTATTTATTTCTGCCGCAGCAGAAAGCGCATCTTGATAGCCTGGCTGCATGTAGGACATTAAAGGGCGCGCTATATATGTTGTGTACATTGTCATTTTCAATCTCCAGCCCACTGTAACCCGAGGCGCGGTGGTTAGCTAATGCGCTAACCTTGGAACTTATTATATACGCATCTGGCGCAATGTCAACAGGGTTTTTTGATTATTTTTATATTTTTTGAAAAAACTAAATTCACGCCGTATTTCTGCGCAACCACTCACAAAGCAATATCGCCTCAGCGCGGTTATGGTCTTTCTTCCGGCTCAAGAATTTTTCGCTCTCTGGGAACAGTTTAACCGCCATTGCGCGGCTTTTCTCTTTGTCAGAGTCCAAACCCATTGCACGCTTCCAAACCGCAGGCGACGGGAACGCGCTAGAAACACCTAGGACGGCAAAAACAGACCTTACCGCCCCGTAGGTATCACCAAACGATAAAACGCCTGCCACGCCCTGTCCTGTCATTGATGTGACGCGTTCTATGGCGGCAGTGTAGTTATCGCCATGTGAAAAGATGAATTTCAGGTCATCGCGCAAGGCGGCAGGGTTGATCTGAAGTTTAACCTTCGCATTCTTCCCGACGGTCGGCATTGTTGGCAAGTCTTTAACCGTCACCAGCTTGCCATTGTGGTCGATTGCCGCGATTGCGCCGGTTAAGCCTGGGTCGACGCCGATGTAGAGTCTCATGACTTTAATTCCGATCTGTGTTTTTCGCACGCAGATTTTGCCTCATCTGCAGATTCAAAATCACCAACAATTTCACGCGTGCCAGGATCGCCATAAAGCGCCTGATATTTTTTTGAGTATTTTATGATCAGATATGGCTCACTGCGCATGGTTATCTTCCCCGTCCTTTTCCAATACAGCTCAGCCATATATCGCCTCTAATGTTCCGGCCAATAGCTCAAGCTCGTTGGTTTTCATGACTTTTAACATCGCACGCTGTCCATGTATTCCATTGTGGCTTCCCCTGTGGCAATCTGGGCACAGTGGGATGACCAACCAATCTGGGCTGCGCCTTCCAGGTATTCTGCCCTCCAAAATGTGGTGCAGCTCGACAGGCTTTGATCCACACAGACAGCATTCAAGCTGTGCGACTTTATCCATGTGCCTTTTTGCAGATGCAGTTGCCATTAGCTAAACCTCGTCGTTAAATTTAACACCTTGCTCTGCACCCCATGCGTGCAGGTACTCAATCAGGTTTGACATTTCCGACTTGCTCATCCTGCTCGTGCGCCTGTAAAGCACATCAAACCCATTGCCGTCTAGCGCAGGCACTAGCTTAACCTGTTGGCTCTCTGCTCTTGCCCATGCTGCGGTTAGCAGGCGTTTCCAGTCATCGACATCCATCCGTTCCCCGTGCCATTCGATCTGATCCGCGATGTCAGATAGCGCCGCATGAAGTTTGCTATTCTGCTCAAGGCTTCTGGTCGGCTCCTGCACAGTGACCACGTAGCCATCAGGCGCTGCGGCGATGCACTCAGCGGCCATGCGTCTAGCGGTTGCATGGACTAGCCTGAACGTCCTTTTGTTGCTCATTTCGCAACCTCATGTCGCCAATCTTTCCTGTGTGGACGCCCTGTGCTGTTGAAAAACAACTTATCCTGACTTGAATCACTCTCGGCATGTCGCGTGAATGATTTCCTGCAATCTCGGCAAATATACCGCACCCCTCGAATGATTCCTCGCTTGTTTCTAACGACGCCATGCCGCAAAAAGTCGCCCCCGCATTGGCAAAATTTCATGATGCAAACTTTCTGCCAAGCGACTCAATCGCCTTCCGAGCGCGTTCCTTGTTTCTGTCGATTTCCTCTGGCGTCAGCTTGTGCTCGATGGATAAAAAATCTTTCTTTGGAGCTTTGTAATTGTTTCGGCAAAGCTCAATAAACTCAGGCAACGTGGGCGGATATTTCGATCCTTGTAGCATCGTTTTTATAGCCAACCCGTAGCATTCAGGATTATCGCTAAAGCTAGCCAGCTCACCAGACCAAAACCCCTTAACGGCGTGAAGATCAAGCCCGCGCCAGCGATCAGTGAAAAGAGTGCCGTATGCAGATGCCATCGCTGTAAAGATTTTTTCCGTCCAACTCTCAGGCAAAACGGATAACTTCTCCGGTAATGTCTCGCTCGCAATCAGTGCCTTGTTGTTCATTTCGTTTCGCTCCAGTCAAAATTTCAATAACCTGCCTTCTGCCTTCGTCTCGTTCGTTGATTTTCGAATTCCTTGCGCCATTATTGTCCTTTTGAGACCTTCCGAACTCGACCGCTTTATCGCACCACGTTCTCCATGCGGCTTGCCAGTCCTTCATCGTAGACCCCTTCGACAAGTGCCAATTCCTGAATGATTCAATCTCTTTTTCAAAAGATAACCTTCGAGCAGCGGCATAGGCCATCCCAGTTTCATTTACGGCAAATTCAGGCGGAAGCACAGTTGATTTTTTTTTACTTGGCTGATCTTCTTTTTTTTGCGCGCCTACTTCTGAGCGCAGCGAAGAAGTAGTTTGTTCCTGTTCCTGCTCCTGTTCCTGCTCCTGTTCCTGTTCCTGTTCCTGATTAGGGCTAGGCTTTGTGGAAGCCTTACCGGAAGGCTTTGACGAAGGCTTACGAGAGTCGCCGCAAAGAACCTCGTCAAAGGCTTGAACGTAAGACGGGCCAATGGATTCAAGGATTTCACGGATGCGCGAGATAGCCTCGTTCTTGAGGTCGCACTCCGGCAAAAGGTCTAGCTCAACGCGCCACGAGCGCACCACATTTGGAGACTCGGGCTTGTTGTGTTTCAGGGCATTCGGAAGCCATACAAGGCGGGCTTTGAAGTCGGCTTTTGCCATGCCATTCTCAAAGACTTCCTGAAAGGCTTCGTCGAAGGCTTCGACATCCCAGTCAAGCTCTTCTGCCATTGCTGCGCGCCCTGCGCGGAAAAGCCCAGGAATTGGCCCGGTATGTGGCCCAGTTAGCATAAAAAACCATAGCCCTTGCCCAGATGGCTGTATCGGTGAAAGGCGGCGGAATCGCTCATCTGCCCACGTCCTCACCTCGATCTTGCGATAGCGGCTCACATCGGCCTCCCTGCGGCCGCAATCGCGGCTTTATCCTCGCGAGATTTCCTTTTGTTGCATGTCTCGCACAGCGTCTGGAAGTTTTCGATGACGTTCAGTCCGCCTGCCTTCAGGGTCAGGACGTGATCGACGACAAGAACGTCTCTGAATCCACTCGAAACGAACGTGTCGGTAAAAAGCGTATCCGCTCCGCTATAGTCGAACGGAACATCAATGCCGGAAGCCTCGCAGCGGACGCACTTGTACCCGTCACGGTGAAAAACATGGGCTCTGAGCGCGGCATGTGCCGGGTACTTGAATTTGAGCCGGCGGCGGCTCTGAATCACAGGCCAAACTCGCCCGAGATAATCAGTCCACGTCCCGCCTGGCGATTTTGAGTAATCACGACTCATAATCTCACCATCCTTTTAGTTTTCATTGTGCTGGCATCTGCTCTTTTTTTAATCAAAAAAGCCATTTGGTTTGCATAATCACGCTGTCGAAAACGGTTGGTTGTGCTAAGCATTGCATTTAGTGTGATATGGATGCGAATTTCAAAAATAATACATTTTATAAATTGGATCATTAAATTCTCCAGCGATCGCGTTGCTTTTTTAGGTATAGCAACCGTCGCACGATTCTCCATTTGGTTAATGGGTCGGGCGTCCTTGGGCTGGAGAATGTACCCAAGGCCGGATGCGCATCCGGTGCCCGATTGATCTTAAAACTAATCCTTTCTTTTGCTTTTTGCGTCAAACTTTGCGTCAAATTTCCCGCCAGAAGCCAAATAAATATCCATTCTCACCGCTCGTAAATACATCTCACGGGCGCGAGGGAATCCAGTCTTGCGCCATTCGCTAATGGTCGGCGGCCTGACTTCAAAAAATCTAGCCGCTGCCGTCGTTCCGCCAAGTAAATTTATTGCTGTATTTGAGTTCATGTTTTAATAATAGCCTAACCTAATAAAAAAGTAAAGAGTAATTATTTTCTCACGTTGTAGATTTTTGCGCTTGTTAAAAAATAATTGTTGACTTTTGTTTTAGCTTTGCCTAATATATTAAACAGCAACACCCGCAAAGTGGGAAAGTTGCAAAAGTACAAAACCCGACAGTCTAGCTTCGAATGAGGCAGCGCGGACATAGTGAACTCGAAAGACTACGGTGAATCGAGACGGGGCGCGAAAAGTTAATTTTTAATTACTAGAGGGAATAAAAATGATTACGCAAGAAACAAAAGTCGCCACGCGTGTGGTATCGCAATCACTACCTGCACTATCAATTAACGAGGCTGAGTTAATGCAGGTATTGCAGAACTCTCTCTACCCAGGTGCGCAGGAATCCAGCATCAAGCTGGTTATCAACTACTGCAAGGCATCAGGGCTTGATCCAATGCAAAAGCCTGTCCATTTGGTGCCAATGAGCGTTAAAAAGGGCGGAACAAAAGAATACGAATGGCGCGATGTTGTCATGCCAGGCATAGGCTTGTATCGGACACAAGCTGCGCGCTCAGGAGCTTATGCTGGTATGACAGAGCCTGAATTTGGTGAGGATGTCAAAGAAAATCTCGGCGGAACAGAAATAACTTATCCACGATGGTGCAAGATAACCATAAAGCGGCAAATGCCAAATGGTGCGATCGTTGAATTCACATCGAAGGAATTTTGGAAAGAAAACTATGCAACATCTGGAAAGGATAGTGTAGCGCCAAATGCTATGTGGCGAAAGCGCCCTTATGCACAAATAGCCAAATGCTGCGAGGCTCAGGCGTTACGAAAGGCATTCCCTGAAATTGGAGCGGCACCGACAGCAGAGGAAATGGAAGGCAAGCCGCTGGCTTATGAGGGCGACACGATTGACGGCTCAACTGGCGAAATAGTCAATAATCGCGAAGAAAGAACGCTCCCACCATATTCAGCAGAATCATTTTCCACCAATTTCCCTAAATGGGCAGAAATGATCAGAGGTGGAACTAAAACCGCCGATGCAATAATCAGCATGGTTTGCTCACGTGCAACGCTGACAGAGGATCAAAAGACAGTTATCCGCGATGTTCAAATTGAAGCTGATAATAACCAGGGGTGAAAAAATGAAGCAAACACATACCCTTGTTCAGGGAACACCAGAGTGGGCATTACACCGCTCTAAGTTTTTCAATGCGAGCGATGCAGCGTCAATGCTTGGATTATCGAAATATAAATCACGAACTGAATTGCTGCGTGAGATTAAAACCGGAATTATTCCTGAATATAACAGCGCAACAATGGCTAGATTCGCTAAAGGTCATGAATATGAAGCAATCGCACGCCCGTGGGCAGAAGAAATAATTGAAACCGAGCTTTATCCGGTTGTTATGTCGAATGAGATTGATGGTATTCCGCTATCAGCCTCGTTTGATGGCATTGACATGCTAGAAGAAGTAACTTTTGAGCATAAAACTGGGAGTGCCTCTTTGATCGCATCGCTTGAAGCTGGAGTGATACCTGATGAATACAAGCCTCAGCTTGAGCAAGGTTTGCTTATCTCTGGGGCATCTCGTTGCCTGTTCATGGCATCGTCAGGCGATAAAACATTAATGCGATTTGCATGGTACGAGTCAGATAAAAAAATTCGTGCTCAATTGATCGCTGGATGGAAGCAATTCGCTACTGACCTGGAAAACTACATGCAGGCAGAATCAACACCAACAATCGTTGCCGAAGCTGTGCAATCGCTACCAACGGTTTCCGTGCAAATCAGCGGACAAATTACCGTCCGCGAAAATTTCAAGGTTTTTGAAGTGGCATTGCGAGATTTTCTTGAAAACAGGTTAATCAGAGAGCCGCAAACTGACCAAGACTTTGCAGACCTTGACTTGCAAATAAAGGCAATGAAGAAAGCAGAAGAAGCGCTGAATGCAGCCGAGGCACAGATGCTTGCCCAGGTTAATAGCCTGGACGAAGCCAAGCGGCAAAAGGATATGCTTGCCAAGCTGGTGCGAGATAATCGGTTGATGGCAGAAAAGCTGCTGGATAGCGAAAAGACACGCAGGAAGTCTGAAAAGGTCGAGGCTACACGCAAAGCATTCGCAGCACACGTAACAGAGCTACAGCGGGAAATTAGCCGCGTGCGCATTGATGTTGTTGCACCTGATTTTGCTAACGCCATAAAAGGCTTAAAAACGCTTGATAGCATGCAGGACAAGCTAGACACTGCTTTGGCAAATGGCAAGATCATGGCAGATTCTATTGCCGCTGATATTCGCACGAAGATTAGCTGGCTTGATGCGAATGCCGCAGAACATTATGCGCTTCTGGCCGACTTGCAGCAGCTTATAGCCAAACCGCTTGATGACTTCAAGTTGGCTGTAATGGCACGCATCGACGCGCATAGGAAGGCCGAGGCCGAGAGGATTGAAGCAGAGCGCGTTTGTATCAGTGCGGAAGAAGAGGCAAGAGCAAAGGCCGAGCAACGAGGCTAGAAATAAAATCAGCCCAGCAGATTGCGCCTTCACAAAATGAACTGACTGTAAACCCATCAACCTCAAAAAGACAGAGGCCGAGCGATAATGAAATTGTCATTGTTTTGGCTAATCATTACAAAGTCAGCAATTCAGAAGTAGTCGAATGGCTTGAAAAATTCATTTTTAATTAACCAAAGGAAAAATTATGGCAAGTTTGAATAAAGTGCAACTCATTGGGCATCTAGGGAAAGACCAAGAAATTAAATATATGGAAAATGGCCGCGCTGCACACCTTCTATCTCGCACCATCAAAACAGGAGATGGTTGCATGGAGTTCACTGGATACATACAAGGGAATGGATATGCGCGAGCCACAGTGAACAGAAAGACGGACTATGCACACCGCCATGTGTATCGACTCTTGAAGAGCGAAATACCGGACGGTATGGACGTATGCCATACATGCGACAACAGAAAGTGCATCAATCCTGCTCACCTATTCGTTGGTACCCGTTTTGAGAACATGCTAGACGCAAAAATCAAGGGGCGCTTATCGTCAGGAGAAAGGCACTCGAATTTAGTTCCGAGAGGTGAGAGAAACCACAGTGCGAAGCTGACTGCCAATAAAGTGAAATTTATCAGAGAGTCCGCAGGAAAATTAGCATCACGTAAAGAGTTGGCAGAAATGTTCGGCGTTAATTGCTCTTTGATTGGGCTCGTTGTGAGACGGAAAATTTGGAGGCATATCTAATGGCGTCAGTGAATAAGTGGATCGGCATAGGAAAGTCTCGGGCAAGACCCTGAGCTTAGATATATGCCAAATGGCGATGCAGTGGCAAATATATCCATAGCGTGCACAGATACGTGGAAAGACAAGGCCACCGGACGAAAAGAAAGAGGCTACTGAATGGGTACGCGTAGTGTTCTTCCGCAAGCTGGCTGAAATTGCCGGTCAATATCTACAAAAAAGGCTCTCAGGTGTATATCGAAGGCGCACTGAAAACAAAGAAGTGGCAAGATAAAGACGGGCAAGAGCGCTACACCACTGAGATTGTGGCTGATTCAATGCAAATGCGTGGGTAGTCGTCAAGGCATGGTAGATACGCCATCACGCGAAACAACGGAATCAAGAAGCACGCCTCAAGCTGCAAGGCATGCGCCAGATGCACCAAGCAGCTTCAATGATTTTGAGGACGATATTCCTTTCTGATGTATACCTAAGTGGTTGATGTAAACAAACCCATGCGAAATATAACTGCATGGGTTTATTTTTTAGCGCGTCATTTTTATTAAACTCAATTAAATATATTTATTAAAATAATTAAATAAAATACTTTACAAATAAAATAAAAGTATGTATATTGTGCACATACGGCTCGCGGGGAGTCGTTAGATAGGAGCTAAAAAATGAACATTGACAAAGACGCTTTTGCTTTTTGGGTTGTAATTCTTGGCAGCATCGTTGCCGCAATTTGGGGGATTTGATCATGATCACAGTAAAAATCATATGCGACAGCGGCGACACATTTACAACCAGCATGGATTCCACTTTAGAAGTAACCAGAAAAGCACTCATGGGGAATAGCGTTGTAACAATCTGTAAGGACGGCAATAAAATAATTGGCACCGTTGTTAGTGTACAGGAAGTTGAAGAGGTGAAGCCATGACAAAAATCGTATGGAATGGGGTAGACGGCTATGTCGAGGCAGACCAGGCCAAGCGCCGTGGTTATGACTTTGAAGACGGTTGCCTATATACGCAAAAAGAAATGCACTGGGCTTTCGCAGTCGGTGAAGAGGTGAGCATCGACGAGGTGCCACTTGATGAAGACGGTGAGCACGACTGCACTGATTTTTATTTAACCGAAACTGGCAAAATTTACAGGAGAATTTGAAATGCTGATACAGATAAAAGATATTAAAGCCGTAGCTTATGCAATGGCTGACAAATCAGAGCGTCGCAAATACCTACATGGCGTGCTTCTCGAAACCGATGGCAAGAATGCTCGGATCGTTGCGACTGATGGTAGTAGGATGCACGCAGTGCAGTTCTACGCTAATAGCGATGATGAATATCATATCGTTGATCCTGGTAGATATATCCTACCGCCTGAATTCGTTAAATATGTTTGCAAGAGTAAGGACGCAAAAAATAGCAGCATAATTATACTCAATCAATGGGAATAAATTAACCGCGAAGCTGCTAGATAACGAAGTCGCCACTTTTGACCTTATTGACGGGACATATCTAGACTACACGCGAATTGTGCCGAGCGATTTATCAGGCGGATCAGCAATATATAACCCTGATTATTTGGCAGATGCACAAAATGGGGCAAGATACTTCACTGGCCTAAAGGAAACCGTTTTCCCAGTAATGCCAAACGGTGACAGTGTAGGCGTTATCAACCTCGGAGATTTTATCGCGCTTGTCATGCCGTTGCGAAGCGACAAGATGAGGCTAGATGCGCCTGAATGCAAATGGCAGACAAAATTGCATGGAGGCACGAAATGAGCGAACTAACCGAAGCAGAGGCGCGCATTAAATCCGTGAAATTCCAGTGCATCACTGCAACTCTCGAAGGTGTGCTGGCGATGGCTCAGACGGAAGCAACACTGAGAAAATCCGACTCTTGGGCGTTCGCTGCTGGGCTCTTGCGAGAAACACTAAAAGAGCTTGAGGAATTTAATCCGAAATCAGCTAATGCTGTGCCCACAATCGCCACACTTAACGCAGTCGATTAGCTTACCTGTCCCACCAGGTGAAAGCTTGACATCCTCCCCGACCTAAAGGACGGGGATTCCTACCGCTAGCGATTGATGTCCCAATCGGAGAATGTTCTTAGCCGCATTAATATCTCTATCATGCGTAGTCCCACAGTCAGGACAAGACCATTCTCTTATTCCAAGACCTGCTCTACCTTTCGGACTGTTGGCGGAAATGGTTCCGCAACACGAACAAGCTTGGGTACTGTATGCTTCGTTGACTTCTATGAATACGCCTTGCATCCCTTTGGATTTATAATCAAGCTGTATCTTAAGCATTGCCCAGCCTGCATCTAAAACAGATTTAGCCATTTTAGTTTTCGCAAGACCGGACGCGCTGACGTTGCCAACGACGATTAAACTATTTTCTTTTACTAATTTATTGCTGAACTTATGGATTGCATCGGCGCGACGGTTTTTTATCTTTGCGTGGATGGTTTGAATCTGTTTTTTCTTGTTGGCACGTTGGGCTTTGCCAAGTTTGGCTTCGCTATTCCGGTAACAATTTTGACGTTCCAACGTGTCACCGTTTGAGCAGGTGGCTGTAGTCTTTAAGCCAAGGTCTATGCCTATCTGCCCGTTACCAGCGATTCTTTCTTCAACTTCAACCTGCACTACAATATTGAAATACCAACGACCTCTAGCATCCTGACTGAATGAGCCGCTTCTAAAGTTGTATTGGCTTAGGCCGTAGCTATCCCAGCACTTGAAATGGATGCCGCAAAACCGAATCTGACCATTGACCCATACCGCCGCACCGGACTTAAACGGAACCCAGCCTAAAGCGCGTCTTGCACCACCTGATGAACGCCATCTCAGTTTGTTTTTCTTGAACTGCTTTCTGGCTTTGGCGTGGACGGCAATAACTTCCTGAACCGTCCCCGCACCGATAATCATATCCCTGTCGTTGCGGATGCCTTTGAGTTCTTTCATCAAATCAAAGCCGGACGTTTGCATATTCATATAGCCAACTTCCGGCACGGGAACCCAAGAAAACTCGGCGCTTGTTTCATTGGCCGCATTCCAAACCTGATTGCACTCGAAAGCCATGCGGTTTAACACATCCGCATGTTTATCCTTAATTCTTACTTTCAGTGTTTTGGTTTGCGTTTTCATAGGTTAAAATTGTACATCATTTTCTTATTAATTGTACATCATATTTATGGCTAAACAGACTAAGCGCTTTCAAATACGAATGACACCAGAACTCTTCATACTTCTGCAAGAAGAAGCTAATAATCGATCTATTTCAATCGCCAAATTAATTGTATTGGCGCTCACAGAATGGTTGCAAACTAAATAGATCAAGAGCACGCTTACATCCCCCACCTAAAGGAAGGGGCTTTACGCGCTTTTTTGGTAACAATCTCACCATCTGCAAAATCAGGGGATCCGCTAACTGTTTGCATTAGCGCCTTCCCAGGTTTCAATTCGCCGCCGCATTTTTTGCATTTAGCCATTTGCCTCTTGCCAATTTGCTGTGCTCTCTGCCTAGTGATTCCAAGCTCAAGCCCGATGGCGCGCCATGTAAGCCCTTTTGCGCGCATGGAACGAATCTGATCTTGCCTCTCTTTGAGCTTTTCTCGATATTGGTTTTCGAGGGTTTTAAGGCTCATTATTTAGCTTCCATTTGGTAAATATCCACCTGCTTCGGCGTCTCGCCAGCGCCGAGTTTTTCGTCAGCGAATAGGCGCGGTTGTGCGTAGGCTCTGGCTATGCGCTCACACGCTATATCGAAGTATTTTCTCTCGCGTTCAATGCCGGTGAATTGCTTGCCTAGGTTTGCGCATGCTACGCCTGTCGTTCCACTGCCCATGAATGGATCGCAAACCGTTTTTGCTTTTGGCGCAAAGCTCATACACCATTCCATTAGCCGCAGTGGGTTTTTGTGTTGGGTGTTCCTTACCATCTTGCAATGCCTCGCCTCTCGATAAGGTCAAAACACGCGCCGCCTGTTGCTTACTGCTCCACGCGAACTCGCAATCAGCAAGCGAGAAATTCCGCTGGCCTTTATCCCATACAAGCCATTGCATTGTCGGCGGCAGCAAGTCTGTGAAATAGTTCCCTCCCCAAATTATGCAGTCATCTCCTTTCTCAATCATCAAGCCAAAAAGCCAAGGCGCGGGGCGCTCCTTGTCCCATCCTCCAGACCCGTACTGCCTCCATCCGTTCTCTGCTTTCCCTGCGTGCGCGTCTGCGCCTATCCCATACGGCGGATCAGCCAAAATTAAATCAACCTTCGGCAGCAGCGGCAGCACTTCCCGACAATCTCCAAGTATTAACCGGCAATCGCCGATGGTGACTTCTTCGTACATATTATTCCCCTAGTAGTATTTTCAACCCACAGTATATATTTTTTTAATTCTCTTGTAAATATCTCTTGACATATAACTATATTAGCGTATTATGCTTCACACGATTAACAACCAACAAAAGAAAGGCAACAAATGAGCGCACGATTTTACCGAGTGAAATTAAAAGATAAGCCAGCAATGCTAGTCGAGGCACATTCGCCAGCACTGGCATGGTTCAGAGTGACCGAGCCGGACGTAAAGAAAACAAAGAAGGATGAGATGGTCGCCATGATGAAGGATGGTTGTGAGGTTATTACACTTGATGAAGGGGATGATGATGAAAATTGAACCAAATGCCGCACTGATTTGGCTAGTCGCCGCGCTTGCAGCATTCGCTAGCGGGTTTAATTGGCTCGGTTGCTGTCTTGCTTTTTTCTTGGTTGCTGATTTAGCAATTTCAATCACAGCCGCGTTAAATAGCGTGCTGAATGAAATTAACGATGAACAGCTTGTTGAGTTGGTGACAAAATGAACGATAACGAATACTGGTTGAGAATATGGGGTTTGGCCGCCGCTGTAGCGATAGTGCTTTCTATTACTTTTGGCGCAGTTACCGTAAATAGCGATGCAGCCATTGTTAGCATGGTCGAGCATGGTGCTGATCCAGTAAGGGCACGTTGTGCAATTTATGGCACTGATCATGCAGGTTCAGCGGCTATGTGTGCGCTGGTGGTTAATCAAAACAAATGAGGTGAAAAATGGAACGCAAAGTAAAAATGACTGAACGCGGATGGCCTGGGCATTTTGTAGCCGCCGACAAATGCTATTTCCGTCGGAACACGCTACTAGAGTGTGGAGATGACAAGATTGTAGTCTCAACTGTTGGCAATTACAGGCTTAACGGAGTTATTGAAACAATAGGCACAGGTGGCAGGTACTACGAAACTATGGCATTTAATGCCGTTAAAGATGGCTGCTATTTAGATGCAGATATTTTGTCCATTCTTAGCATTAATAATAAAAGCGCAATTTGCGCTAATTCTAAAGATGAATTGCCTGACGATGTCGACAACATTGCCGACATGCAGCATGAGGCGGTTGTTGGTGAGTTTATAGATAAGCTAGAGTAATAAATTTATTAAAAAATAATAAAAATATGTTGACATTGTTTGAAAAAGCATTACAATAGACACATCAACTAAATAACAGAGGGAAATAAAAATGGAACTTATCTACGCAATAGCAGAATACTTCGATATACCGAATGAGTTCATCATCATAGAACTTGCGATAGGTAATAACGTCTGGTTCAGAACAGAAGCAGGTGCGCGTTATTCATGCTCGACTGTCCGAGGCGGAAAGTATCTTAAAAAGAATTCAATTCGCCATGCTCACTAAAAAGCGAGGCGGCGCAGGACGCGGCCAAGGCCGCAAGCCTGTCAAAGTCGGCGAAAAGACTGTTAGTGCATCGCTGAGAATGACTGAAAACCAGCGGAATAAGCTGGCGAAACTTGGCGGCGCTAAATGGGTTAGGGGAAAGATAGATTGTGCAAACTCTGCAGATGAAATTGCAGAACGCACCGAAGTAAGGCAGTAAAAATCAGCAAACCACGGCAATCAAATTCTAACGAGTTTGATTGACGAGCCAAGTTGATTATTGGTTCAGATGCACCGCATTGAAGGGCAATGCAAGGCATCGCAAAGCACAGCAACGAAACGCGTATAGCCCATTAGAAATAGTGGGTTATGCGAGCCAAGTTGATTGGTTCAAATGCACCGCAAAGCAGGGCAGTGCAGGGCAGAGCAGTGCATCGCAAAGCAACGAAACGCGGCAATTCAATTCCAACGAGTTGAATTGCCGAGCCAAGTTGCTCAATAGCAGGAAACTGGATTGGAATACTCCAATTCTTTTACTAACTAAACGAAAGGGAATTAATCATGTCAATGCAAACAGCAAAAGTAGTTATAACTGGAATCAATCCTCTGCTTCAAAACAACCCACAAACTGTTGATCCATTCAATAAATTCTCGAAGGCCAAGAAAGCAATCACGGCCAAGCGCACTGGTAAAACTGAAGATGACTTGCTCTATCTTGGCGATATTGAAACCGAGTCAAAGATTTATTTTGACGAATCAACTGGCGTCTATGTGCCAGCAACATGGCTAACTGAGGCGATTTGCTGCACGGCATTTGGCGTTGCTAAGATCGGGCGTACCAAAATGCGCGGTGGCCTGTTTGCCACTGAAACAAAAATCAAGCTCAAATATCGCGACATGTCGAAAGTCAAGGGAATTTCAGACATCGTGAAAAACCCAGACTTCCGCATCAGAATGATACTGCCACAAGGCCAGGTTCGCGTACCAAAAGATGCGCCTATATTCCATGATTGGAGCTTTGAAACAACGCTTGAGTTCGATGATGCAGTAATAGACTTTTCTACGCTATCACGAATCATAACTCATGCGGCAAAATATGGTGGTTTTGGTGACTTCCGCCCAACATTTGGCCGCGCAGTTGCGGAGGTGTCAAATGTCTAAGGAACTATTATCCGCGATGGAGAATGCTGGCCTTTGCGATTATGGCAGCGTGATCAAGAGTGAATTCGTCCGCAATGCGATTGGATTGCATTATCCGGATGTGGCAACAAAGGCAGAATTTGACCGGCTTTCATTGGTTGAATTGGCTGCAACTGACTACGTTCGCAATGTACTTCTTGGCCGTGGCATGTATCTGACTTATGACCGAGGGGATTACAGGATTTTGCTGCCATCTGAAAACGAAAAGCAGATAGAGTCTTATATCAGTTCGGCGGATAAAAAGCTGAGCAGGGCATTGAAGCTAAGTAAAAACACGCCGAAAATGTCAGACACGAAACACCGTGAAAATCAGACAGCAGCTAGAATTTTGATGAAGCGAAGCGGCGCTAGGACATCTATTTAATTGATGAGATTTGAAAAATGGAACAACGCAAAACAAAATACACCACATCAACTGAGGCGAAGATCATGCACCAGATCGCCAGAACGATTCAGATTAGGCCTAGAACACCGGGGGAANTNGCCGAGCGATGCGGATTGACCTTGGACGGCGCAATGCGTGCGCTTAACCATATGAACGCCGCAGGTGTAGCCAAAATCGTTAGCTATAGATATGCGTCAAAGAAATACCCGATGTGGGGCATCGGTGACGGTGAAGCTGCACCACCGCGCAGAAAGCAAAGCGAAGCGAAGAAGGAAAAGCCTGTGCGCGTAGATAGTTATTTACCACCGGCGCAGGTATCGCCATTATGGAAATGGGGGATGTGAGATGCTCAAAATCCAATACAAAGAAACCATAAGCCATCGCCTTGCGGGAATACCGTGCCTTATAGGCGTCAGGATGTGCAAGAAATATCCGCCAAACCCAAAGGCGGATAATCCAGACGATTATTACGGTTACTGCGATGTTGATTACGACATTCTGGACTCGAAAGGAAAGCCAGCTGCATGGCTAGAAAAAAAAGCAACGAAGTCGGATCATGACGATATTTTTAATCGTGTTGTAGAGGTTTTTACTGGAGATGAATTATGAATAAAACAGAGACACTAGAAAAGCAAGTCGCAAGCAACTACAAGGATGCGATGGAGGCAGCAACTGTTGCAGCGGCTTATGCGGAAGAAAACGCAAAGCTTCGAGCCTTCGCGCAAGAGATTATGGAAGCGTGGGCAGAAGGTAGCGGGCTAGACGGAAGACAAATGCAAGATGTCGCCACGAAGCACGGTATTTTAAGACAAGAAACCATGCACGAGCCGTGCGGAAAATTCTGCAACTGCGACGACCACAGAAGCCAGGATGAATGGATAGACGGCGTTGTGTGCTACCGCGAGACTGCGCTTTTGTTAGGAGATAGATAATGGAACTAAAATCTCTAAAAGAATGGACGCTGTGGATTATTAAACTGGTCCTGATCGCCTATTTTGTGTCATTGGCTATTAACCAAACGACCTGTCGGACGTGACGACACTGACGCGAAAAACATGGGGNNGTGGGCGCAGCGGAATGATCACCATGACGGATGCGCTCACTGGCTGCCAGTATCTTAAAGTTCCAGGCGGTGGCATCACGCCGAGAGTTGATGGTAATGGTCGGAACTTGGGGTGCAAGCTATGATCAGCGAACAAACAAAGACTCATGGCGTTGAAACTCGCTTCAAACATTGCAATAAAACATCATTCAAGCATGGCAATAAGCCTTGGAATGCAGGGCTAAAAGGATTTGACGCAGGCGGCAGGAGTGCAGAAACAAGATTTAAGAAAGGCAATAAGCCGCATCAATGGAAACCAATAGGACATGAGCGCATCACTGACGAAGGCTACCTGCAAAGGAAAGTTGCAGACACTGGAGAATCAAAGCGTGATTATGTGAACGTCCATTGGCTTTTATGGATTGAGCATAATGGCCCAATTCCGCCAGGCATGATTATTGTTTTCAAGGATCGCAATCCGCAAAACATTGTTATTGATAATCTCGAATGCATCTCACGCAGCGAAAACATGCGCCGGAACACGGTGCACCGACTGCCGAAAGAAGTAGTACTAGCAGCCCAGCTTGTTGGGGCTATTAACCGAAAATTAAACCGTTACCAGAGGGAAAATAAAACATGACAACAAACACAATCACCGACCTTCGTGGTCATCTTTTTGACGCGTTACGCGGCCTAAATGACAAAAGCAAACCACTTGATATTGACCGCGCAAAGGCTATATCAGACGTCGCGCAGACGATCATAAACAGCGCAAAAGTAGAGGTTGAGCATCTTCGTGTAACAGGTGGGAAAGGCAGCGGGTTCATTCCTGAATCAGTGCCATCACTTCCTAGTGGCACTACAGTTATCGGGCAAGCGCAAGGTGTAACAGTGACTAGGCACGTTTTGAAATGAAAAAAATGATGACTTACGAAGAAAGGTTTGCACTATATAAAACATGGTGGACGATACTTGATGAGCTTCCGGAAGGGTGGAAATTTGATGATAGAACTGGGTCGCCATTAAATGGCTACAAGTTTGCTTCCGACGGCAAAAGCGTATTAAAGGGAGGTAAACGCGCTCTTGTAAAGTTTTTGAAATCAACTACTGAAATCATTGAAACAGAACCAAAGAAAATAGAAATAACGCCACAAATAAAAGAAAAGAAGCATGAACAAGTTATTGATGCTGATTATGTAAAAACAGTTAATGTAATTGGACAANGNAAAAATTCAAGNNAAAACTGTCTTAATGACATCATGGTCGATTTGATGGTGTGTGAGCTAGAAGGGTGGAGCAAAAGAGAATACATAGAAGAACTGCAAGTATTTGTTGAATTGGTATTTTGTTGCCTAAAGGAAAAGCGAAATGACCGACAAGAAACCAACAATCAAAAACTGCGAACAGTGCTCAAACGGCAGCTTTCCAGATGGGGATTTAATCTGCGTAAGCGGGCACAAGCCAAGGTTTTATAAACCGACTAGCACGCTTGATCAGGATTATGGATGGAAGCGCAGGTGTGCTGATTTTGACTCAATCAAAAACTCCGACTTTTGAAAGGTAATTAAATGAAAACCAAAATAATCTACGCCATCGCCACGGGCTTTGTACTTGGCTACGTTGTTAAACTTTTGGAGGTGATTTGAGATGACCACCATAACCCTAGCACGCCAAGCAATTAGGCTCTATCCGCGCACCGAATACACCACCCGCCATGCAGTAAATACCCTGCGCCGTGGGTGGATTCGGCAGATACGGTACCTCGGTGATAAGTGGATTTTGGCAAAGAGTATTCAGCGGAAGGAAACAAAATGACCACAATAAAACGCCTAGAACTATGGAAGCGCAAGTATGAAGAATTCACAGAAGTTTATGATGCTTTCCATAAACTCACAGGGGCAATGCCTGATTGCGAGTTTATGACTCCAATATTCGCAATATGGGAGGCATACACTGAAACCGTAGCAGAGCTGGTAGGGGATAACTACGAATGGCTTAAATGGTACGAGTACGAGTGCTCCATGGGAAAAGAGCCAAAGAAGGCGCTTTTATCGAATAACCAATGGTTAGAGGTTAAAACAATCGAAGACCTTGCCATTTTGATTGACAGGACAAAAGATCAAAATGCCAACGCTTGACCATCCTATCCACCCAGCAACATCAACACAAAAGCGATAACGCCCTATGGCTGCACTGACAAGGCATTCGCCAAAGGCTACCATCTATACCAGCGCAGATATTATCCAAACGGGCAATATGTCATGCAACCGACATTCATTGAGCACAAGATGAGCACTGGATGCAGATATGATGGCAGCCTGGCAGATAAGCGTTGCACTGAGTGTAATCACCGTGGGAGCGGCGAGGATTACGTTAAGCAGGTAACAGCACGCTAACGACCGTTCCTAATCCTTGCCTGTTGCTCACGTTCCCAGTCCTGGCCACAATCGAAGTCACAAAATAACAGCATAGGCTGTACTGGGGAATTGCAGAAATGACACCGACCAACAGGTAAGAGGCTGTTTGTGTTTTTAGCGATGGTGTGCAATAGATAATTCGCGCTCCATTTCTTCTTGTGCCGAAGCATCGTCTGCAAAATCACTCATTCTCTTGCGCCCATTTCTTTGCTGTATCTAAGTTAATCACGGATTCACTGCATCCTTCAACGAGTCCGAGAACTCCTTCGTCAAATTTTCGTAACGCTCCAGATAACTTGCGGGGTCGAAACAGATCGGTCAGGACTTTCGGCTAGAGGGGCGTGGGTCGGG